AGATATACACGTTACCAGCGTCAAGAGCTAATACCTGTATAGACTCCTCACCGAACTTATCCTTCCAGGCAGTAATCTGCTCCTGGGTAGGAGCATCCGTACGTCCATTTAGCGTAGCAAGAATCTGTGCCCGCAAACCTTCTTCGTTACTGACGGGGACTTCTTCAGGAATAGGAGCTTCTTCAGCTACCTGAACTTCTAACGTCTTGTTAATACGTTCTATTTCTGCGTCTAGATCAAACTCTGGTTCAATAATAACTGGCTGCTTTGGCATAGCTTGGACTTCCTTCTGTTGATTACGTAGTGATTCAATCGCGGCCCTATGGTCGTGTGGTGATGGCATTAAGGTCTCCAGTTCTTAAGGTTAAGGTCACTGGGAGATAGTAGTTTCAACTTCCCCTGCGTCATTCTCTGTTACGCTTAGAGTATTAGGCTGAACCTGATTACGTCTATTACGAGCAAAAAATGGATACTCTTCGACTATAACATCGGCACTTATCTGAATCATCTTACCACGGCCGATGAAATGAACTGACTCAAGCACAAAGTTGGTAAGACCACGATAGAAATTGTAAGGCTCCCGGTCCCCCATAGTGACACGTATATCTAATCCACCAAAGCTATCATGTGGATTAGGCACATACTGAGGTGACTGAGCACTAGCTACAGGACCCGGCTGCCAGATACGAGACTTCATAGCCTCGCTAATAGCAGGGTTATTGAGTGGATCCAGCTGATACTGGTTTAACAAGCTTTCAGCATTACCCTCGTCAGCAAGCTGATCACGTAATTCACTACTTAAGTCAGCCAGTGGTGGTGGGCTATCTGTTCTGAGCTGATTAGTAACACGCAAACCCTGTTCAATACTACGAAACCAGTAGTTATCATCTACATCGTCAATAAGCAATGCCCCTTCAACAAGTACCTGGCCGTTAGCAACAGCCTCAAAGTGCCTACTACTATAACCATAAATAGGTCTTTTGCTCTCCATAGTGTTAATACGTAGACCGCAACATTCATAGAGAGGCACGCCTTCCACTTCGATAACTACATTTGCACCGCAGAAGTATTGATAATTAGAACCAGGCATTAAGCTAACCCACTAACTGGTCCACCACCGAACCCAGTCCCACCACCATTGATAAAGTTTACCTGTTCTCTATACTGAATAGCCTGTTGTCTGTATACACCAGTGATTGCTTGTTCAACAGCAGCAGCATTAGCAGCTCCTGGATCAACAGTGAGTCCAGTAAACAAGGGTGTATTGAACTGCTGTAAAGAAATAGGCTTCATATCCATAGCTATAAAACTATAGTTCATTTCAGTAGCACTGTCCGAAACAGAAGTAACACCACCTTCATCTATAAACTCAACACCTTCAAGTAACCAAGCGGCACCTGGTATCTCCATAAATGAACCAGTGTTCTCAACCCACTGACTACCTTCAGCTACATACTGAACCAAGATATTAAGCGGAGGTAAAGTAGTAGCTAGTCTACGGTTAAACGTAGTGTAATCCAGCCCAGAGCCAACCCCTACTGTTTGCCAGTCAAGAGACCAACCCTGCCAACGTAAAGCAGGATCAAGATATAGGTCGGCCATCATATTCATTACCGGCGCCAAAGGATTGTCTTCAATAACCGTCATGATAAGAGAACCAGCTATTGTTCTTACTCCACGAGCAAAGCCTCTTAAACCTCTATATCCAAGAGCATGAGCCTGTCCCTTCTCTTCGTGGATAGACCAGCTAATAGTATGAAGAGCTTCTAAGTAAGAAGCCCTATCAGCTCTACCAGGGAAATGAACATATGCCTTGGCGTCCGATCCGGAATAAGAATAACGATATCCCTGTGATTGACCGGCTACAGTATTAAACGCCATATAGCTTCTCCAATTAAAAAAGAAGGGCAGAACCTTCTTGGCCTGCCCTATCTTAATCGCACTATTTGCTATTAGAAAGCAACTTGCTTATACGAAGGGAACGAAATCACCTGTGTCGAGATCCCAACTTCCTAAAGGTTCCCAAGGTAGCACAGCCCTACAAATGTAGGTAGTCTGATTCTCAATAACCATATCGTCTACACTGAACCCACTACCTTCGTTGAGGTATTCGGCACCGTAGATTCTCATGGTCGCAGCATTACCGTACTCATTGGCTCCGATTACAACGAAGTCCATTGGGGGTAGCTGATCGAGATACCAGGCATTCATCACCGTGTAGTTAGCAGAGATATCACCAGCTGTGAAGTTCTCGTTACCAACTAGCTCAAGGTCAGCAGTATTAGCAGCATCCTGAATATTACCAGCAACAGGATAGATTTCCCCGTTGTCAGCAACGAACTTCATAGAGCTGAATGGCGCCTTCAAGAGCGGATGCCGGTCAAGCATCAAGGTAATCATTGTTCCAGCAATCCCTCGCTTACCACGCGAGAACGATAGAGGATCAGCACTACCCATTACATAAACAGGACCCTTTTCACGCTGTACAGCAAATGAAAGGGCCTGAATAGAGCCAAGGGTCTCACCACCGATGACGACACGAATGTCGGTCCCACTGAACGATGAAAATTGGCGACTAAGCTCCAAACTAGTAGATGCCATAATTTTTACTCCTCTGTTATACTGACAAAACGATAATTAGGATAATCTCTTGGAACCCAATCTGGCTCTTTAACAGAGCGAGTTACTACATCGATACAGCAACCAACAAAATCGGCAGCTTCCTGACGCTTATCAAACAACCATTCTTCACCAGTGTCAAGCCGTTTAACTAGAGTGGGACGAGAGACTGCGTTTATAATGTTTGCTTTACCTTCTTCACAAAAGTTCTTTTTCATACCAGTCTGAGCTTTAGAGATGTTAGCCCGATGCTGGTCTGTCAAAGGCTTACCTTTCTTGGCAGCAGACATTTTAGCCAACATTTCATCGGTATACCGAAAATCAGCTGCTATTTGACCAGCACGAACCCGTTCTCGATAAGCATCATCCTCCCAAAGTTTAGAAGTTTGTTTTTTCAAGTTCTCTAGATACTCGGGAGTTCGAGGTGGCAATTTAAGTCCAACTTTGCGAGCACCAATCTTCTGTTTTGTCTCTTCGGAATGTTTCCAGCCATAACCTCTACCACCATAAGCACTATCAGATAGATTCATACACTTTGGATCGCCTAAGTGCTTATCAAGTAAAGCTTGTTCAACTTCTTCAAGTTTTTCTTCTGGCAAATAGACTACTACTATAAACCATAAACTGTTCTCACCATACTTATCAAAAGTATGTTGTAGGTGTGGATTACAATGTGTGCCTGCCCGCAATTCAGTTAAATGTGTAGACCGTCTAACCGCTAACTGATTGGAACGCCCAAAGTAGTAATTCTGATTTGCTTCACAATGTATCAAGTAAATCCCACAATCGCCTTCTAGTGTCGTATTAAACAAAAAAGCCTCCAAGGATTTACACGTTCTTCAGAACGATACCCAGGAGGCTATAATAACATTCAACGCGACAGTTTACTACATCTTCTGGTATTAGTTCTGCCTAGAACTATCCAGATTATAACTCCAATTATCCTAGTTCGCTATCTTCAGCGGCGAGGGTCATGATTTCAGTAATCTGTTCAATGGTGAAGGGTGGTACCATCTTCAAACGAATGGTCAACCGTCCAAGAATCTTATCCGCTCTGGTGAACGAAACGCTAGCAATAGCCCCTTCGTTGAAGCCATCCCGACGTTCAGCCGTAAGGAATCCCTTGATCTCCGCGTCAAGCCCAGCTAGCCGGTTAGGACTGAAAGGCTTTCCTAGGTAATTCTTGGCAATCCGACGAATACCACTTAGTTCACGATTAACGCAACGAATAGTACTTGACCGTGTGTAGTCAGAGTCAGTCTTGTGAGCAGCAGTACGTACACTGTTGAATACGAAACCAACACCTTCTTCACGCCGAAGGTTAACATACCGGAACTGTGTAAGAGCATCACGCTGAGAAGCATGGATACGGGGCACACTAGTAATCTTCCGTAGTGGGAATGTCCGTCCAATAGGTTCTTCGTTATCAGGCATCTGAGCTAGAATGCCACAGAGACTGACTTCAATCGAACCACGGTAGTTAATCCCACCGTTGAACTGATTACGATGAATTGGCCAATCTACGCAAATGTAGATGTGCTTACCAATGTCGACTGGGAAATTGTTCTCGTCTACAATCTCATCAGAATCGTCAATACCGTAGGCCCAATCAGGTGACTCGTTTGGTAGTGACAATCCACCGGTAGCAATGAAACCACCGTATAGATAAGAGTCTGTAGCGTCGCCGTCTTCAATCATATGAGCACGGTAACCATCGCTTGAAGCGCTCAAACCAACCATCAACTTAATGCCAAGCAATCCACTACCATTGTCCTGTGGATTATCAATCGCATCATCAAGGCCGATTCGGGTAACTACTGGAGTGCTACCAACCCAGGCAGCAACATCTTCTCTACTGGTCCCTGGCATCTCCTTGACAGAGATAGAACCCTGCATGGTCTTCCAGGTAGTGCTAGCTACATAACAGAAGGTAGCAAGCTGATGAGCGAAGTTACATTCACGCAACTGTGCATCAGTACCATCAGCGAACTTGTTACTTACGGCAGTTGGAATAGCATCGCCAGTAAGATCCGCATGTGTAAGAACGTGTCCACCTAGTCCACCAATTAGTGGAGTAGAACCTACCGTGGCAATGAAAGCACCAGAACCACCACTGGCGACTAGGATAGTGCTCGCTAGTTCACCATTGGCCATTGTGTAAAGACCAAGAGCAGTGTTTACAGCAGACACAATCTGAGCTGTAGTTACAGTGCCAGCACCTACGGTTAACACATGTAAGGTAGTAGGAGTAGGTTCTGTAATTGTTACAGTAGCCGCACCTGAAGTAATTGTGTGCTGAACAGTAATAGAGTTACCGCCAGTTCCAGTCTTAGCCGCTGTATAGATTACGTCAGTATTGATAGTGACTGTAGCAGCCGCATCAGAGCCTAACGCAGTAAAGTAATCTTCCCGGTCCACGAAGTATGTGTACAAGGCTCCCTGGTAGACGTACTGCCATAGGTAACCAAGTGTATCGTTTACTTCCCCAGCTACAGGGACACCCTTGAAGTAATTGATTGGATCTTCCTCAACTACGTTCTGGTCGTCAAGATAAACTCCCTTGGGTACAACATAGTCAGCATCCTGGAAGTCTAGATTGAAGTAAGCCCGATTGAGCGCGGCATACTTCTCTGGTAATGACATGCTAGTCCCGTCAGTACCAGCAGTCGCCACAACGGTAGACATTGTAGCTGAACCAGCAGCAGTGAAGTCACCAGTGACAATATCAGCTAGAGCAATACCAGTGTCTGGATACCGAAGGTCACCAATCGTGAATAGATCCAACCCAGTATCATCTACGTCAACAATACCTTCGTTGATGACTAGAATTTCAAGAGAGTCGTAAACCCACACTTCCTCTTCTAGATCATAGATAAGAATACGGTTGGCCCCATCAACTGTTTCCATAAATAGCGCATAGCGTTCTAGAATCAAATCGTCTCTGAACTCTGGAACAATGGTTAAAGTGTCAGAGCCTGAATCGGTTGCAACCCAGCTACCCTGTGTTCCACCAATACGCATTAGGCTGACGTTGTCAGAGCCCTGCGCAATAGCCTCATGCATACCTTTGCAAAGTTCAGTGTTAGCACCAAACTCTCCTTCGGCAGCACCGCTGCTAGCTACGTCAAAGCGCTCATCACTCAACCCACTTACAGCAGGCGCAAGGATAAGAATCTTTGGCTGTGTTGAGAAGACTGGCTCCTTAAGAGAACCATCTACATAGGTAGCAGCTACCTTTGGAATGTTATCATACGGCATTTAATGCCTCCTTACGAACTGACTTTTAACTGAAGTTCAAACTCACGAAGAGTAGGATAAGCCAATACTGTGTATTCCCACATTCTGGCCGAAAACTGAAGGGGCCGCTGATGAAGGCGAGTGCTGGAAGGTGTCCACACAGTATCTGCGCCTCTCTTAAGCCACAAGAATGGTTTAACTCCCTTACTAGTAAAAGCCCATGTATGGGCTACTAGCAAGCGCTCCAACCAAAGAGCCCGTCTATTTGCTAAGGTCGATGTCTTTCCCCAAGCAGCTATCTCAATAGTATGGTCTATTGGCCTACTCTCGACACAAAGAACCTTATTAGGTTCACCGGGATTGATGTACTCATAAGCATGACCCGATCTACGATTAGGTCTACTTTTACCATCGCGGGACATCCTAGCTGGTTCACGAGAGATAATTTTAACGGAAATAATCTCGTCGCCCAGTTCAGCAATCATATCGGGTGGATATTCCTGAACTACCTGTACTCTTTCTGTAGATACAGTGCCTTCTCGTGCTTGGGCATCAGCAATTAACTCAGTAAGTATATCTATGAACCCCTCATATAGAACCGGTGCATTTGGAATGAACTGTGAAAGATCCAAATCAAAGGGATTGTCAATAGGATGCTCTGGATGAATAACACCAGCAACATGATGAGTGCCTTCTTCCATCACAACGATAGTGTACGTATTCGCAGTGTTTATTAACTCCTGCGATACTGTCTCACTTAAATGGCTAAACTCATCACTCATCTGGGGTAATCCAACCTTAGGGCGTCGTTCTCACGACAGTAAGCTACAATATACTCAATACGAGAGTTATCAGATCTCATCCTAGCAATAGTTTGTGGACTATAAATAGTTTCTCTGGTGAATGGTAGTGTTATAACACCCTCTTCATCAAGCCGAACCTCAACTATCTTGTCACCATAGCGTAAGTCAGTATCAAAGCGGAAATAGAATAGTTTGAAGTCAACTCGTAACTGCCCTGGAGGCATGTTTATAACTCGATTAATCAAGCCACCATCGCCGCCAGCATATGTGCTATAGCTCCAAACCCAATCTTCTGTCCAGTTGAAAGCTTCACCAAGACAGTATTGACAATCAGGATCAGGCTCTTTAGTAAACTCGTCACGGCAGGTACAGGGTATAGGCTTACCAGTACCATCTCGTTGTAACCGTCTGATTAGAACAAAGTTGCCATGACGAATTCCGCTTTGGAAACCAAAGAACAACTCATCTAGTTCTTCTCGTAGGTCTATCTCTCCACCACCATGTAATGGTGGATTACCACCGGCCTGTGCATACGGCTGCTGAAACAAGTCTCTACTTACGCTGGTTGTAAATAAGCTACGAGGCATTAGGTACCAATCCTTGAAGTACGGTAAGTATCAAATACAAACTTAGCTTTACGATGACCGTAGGGAACACGCTTAGTATTTACCCCTGGTTGAGCAAAGAACTCACAAGCTGGATCGGCCCACTGTCTACCCTGCGTACGTCTGTCTGGGTCATACACACCACGTAGTGCTGCCTCAAAACCTAGACTCTGTCCAGGCATAATCTCCGCACCAGCATTAACTACACGCCACCACTCATCCCGCTTCTTACGGATATGTTCTAAGGTAAAGGTGTCAATACCACTAGCTGTTTGAGCTATTAAGGCACCTGGATTATTAGAGATAGACAAGTCACCTAGTCTCTTTGAGCGGCCCCCAGAGGTAGATCCGCCAGTCTGATAGCTACCAGCGCCAGGAAGATACAAAGCTCTTAACACCGCATCGTAGGTAACGAACTTGGCACGGGCAAACTGAACCCTGGTAGCTGAACTTCTACACCCGGCCATAATAAAGTCGGCTTCCTTACTAGCCCAATGAATCATCAACGCCAATGTACTATCTGGAATAAAGTCAATCCATGGACCTATTTCCATACGACTTAAATCAGGCGAAGCATAGAAGGGCTTTAACGTGGTTATGAATGACAATTGAATATCATTACCTAAAGTTAAGCCAGTATAAGAAGTAATAGTAGAATCAAGCTCTAGAACTATAAGCTCATTGTCTAATAGGCGCTGGTCACTGATATCGGTACCATTGCTTACAGTGAACCCAAGCACATCAGCTTCTTGAGTTGTCTCCATTGTAGAGACCCATATGTCTCTCCATAGTCCAGCAGAACCCCCACTCGGAACAGCATAGAGCAGTTCAAAGAAGCCAGTAGTGACTTCAGTAGGAGTGAGTGGCCCGGCAACCGCACTAGTAAATGTAAGCGCCTCTAACTCAGCATCAAAGACACTATCATCTATATCCGCGTCATAGATGTAAACAACAGGCGGTGTGGTAGGACTTACAAAGTTACCAGCTGTGTCTGTGTATACGGTTCTTAAAGGGACCGTGGCTCCATCCTGAACACTGATTCTACTATACACAGCCATTTAGAACTCCACTGTTAGGGTCTGTCCTGACACGGTTAGTTTCTTTCCCATCTCTCGTGGTAAGCGCTGGCCTTCAAACCATCCAAGGGCCGGTAATCTATAGAGTCTTACAGTATCCTGAGTGATACTACTAGCCTCAAGTTCCTCGTCAAACAAGACGGTAATAGTATTGGTCTTCTTACTTACGTTAAACGCTCCATCAGCTGGGATCATCTCAACTACTTGGAGGTTGGTGGCATCAGTGCTTGCTCCTGGCAGGGGCGGTATAACGCTTCCCGGGGGTTCGCTGGTAGCGGGGACACTTGGACTATCCGGGGGCAGGGAGTAACTACCGTCATTGGTTGTAAACACCACCTGAGTGCTGGCAGCCATATACTGGGCGGGCACCACTTCTATAGTAAACAAGTCACCTAGAGCGAAATCATCACCACTAAACCTAACTTGAATACCATCTTGAAGGGGACGGTACCTACGATTGGTTAGCTTCTCTCTAATAGCCGACCCAACACCACCACTGGTGAACCACCACTTATAACGGGCGGTACCAATGTCACCAGCAGTTGTAATCTCGATATTAACGGTTTCAGCAGTAGGACCAGTATACCCACCATTGGAAACCACAATGCCTGAATCAGATGTATTACCAACGTCAGGAAGCACATCAAACACAGTCCGCGCACCAACCCCAGTGCTCTGTGAATCAGGGTCACCTAGTATGTGTAACGTGTACTCTATATCGGGCGCAAAGTGTCCTGCTGTAGGAGTTATATAAACCCTATGAGCAGCCCCACTATCACCATAGGCTAACTCCTCAGCCTCATTATTGAAAGTCTGGGTGCCTATATCTAGCCCAGTATCAAGATCGTAGAACACAAACCTGTACTGTAATTCGACTACACCTTTAAACCCAGGACTACGTAAATAGAACGGGTTGTTGCCAGTGTCCTTATCAATCCACATAGCAGAGTCAGGACCACTGGTTAAATCGTAGTCAGCCCCATACATAACTACGAAGTTCTTAAACGTAACAACATCAATACTTCTATCAAAGTCTAACTGAACAGTTGAACCAGTTGGTATACCGGTAGATTCATCACTCGGCGATGTCAATAACAATAGGGGCGCTGCCATTCAGTTCTCCAAACAAACGAGCCACTTGTTCAAGGTCAGTGTCTATCTCTATTTCATACTCTTCGTTAGGCAAATCTTCCAGCAACCCATATTTCAAAACTGGTGCTGGTTCGGAAATCTCATACTGTGGTTCATACTTGGGAACGTAATCTTCAAACCAACTCATAGCAGTTACTCCTTACATAGAAAAAGAGGGGCTGGAATCGCCCAACCCCTCTTCTTATACTTTAAAGACTAACTATTTGACTAGACTTAGAGTACGTCAGTTAGATCCGCTAGACCATCAATCTCTTCGACTACGTCAAGAGTATGAGCCTGGATGGTTCCATCCCAGTAGTTACGTGATAGTGGAATGTTCTTTAGCAACCCAATACCAAAGCCTTCATTGGCCACGTGGAATGAATACCGCTCCCGAATCTTAACCTTCACAACTTCGTGATCTTCGTCACGCCAGTTAACTTCGATTGGATTCTCATCAACTAGTAGAAGACCAACGTTACCGCTCGAAAGCAAGTAGATGTCGGATAGACCAGTTGTGGGATCAAATGGAACGAAGGGAGAGACGATAATCTTCATTGTCCAAGGCATATAGCTTGGGAATGAAGGAGTAGAGGTCATTCCGTGTTCACGACCGGTAATACCAGTAGCTGTTTCACCACCGACGTTACCGACTGGGTTGACTAGGTTACCATGAGTTGGACCAGCAGCACCTAGGGCACCATTAGACCAAGGATCAAGTGGACCTGTAACACCATTGAACTGATTGAAGAATGTTCCACCACCCCAAGCCATCGCCATACCGCGAAGAACTGGATCCTGTACCCATAGCATGTACATCTGTGGGTTCATCAACATAACGTCTGGGAAGAAGCCTTCTTCACCCATCTGAGCCATCGCCTTGAATAGGTCGTCCATGGTTACAGAACCATTGGCAGCCATATCTAGACCACGTCCAGTTGTAACACCGAACAAGCTGGTGCTTGGGCTTAGGTTATCGAATAGGGCAGTTCCCATATTCCGCAAGAACCCAACAGCCTTCTGCTCCTTGTGCCGGATAAGGGCATTCCGCATCATCCGTAGGTTAATCGCCATGATATCCCATGTGGTGTAACGAAGGGCTTCGTCTGTGAAGCTGGCCTGAATACCAGACTTCCCGATCGAAGCAACCTGCAACCCACCGGCTACCTGGAAGTTAACTTCAGGATACTTTCCACCTTCGTCTACGTCTTCAGCATAAACGGCACCAATGGCCCCGCCTAGTACTCTGACTTCTAGACCACGAGTCTCTACAGGAGTAAACAAGCCAGTAATAGCGATTATTGGCTCAAGTGGCTCACGTAGAATCATCTGAATACTAGTTTCAATAAGAGGACGTAGGTGACTGATGGATACGTTGTCAGCTAGTAGAATCTTCTCTACGAAGTCCTTCCACTCAACCTTCGCGTCTTCACCAGGCGCCTTGCCTCGGTTCATAATGGTCCGAGCGAGGAACTTGGCTGCTCCACGGACATCGTCCGGAAGTGTCACGTCATGATCGCTATCAACAAGCTTCAAGTTAAACATTTTGATTAAACTCCTGTAGAAAAAGAGACCGGCTTAGATGATAGTGATGGCCACTTCAACAAGGGTGTCGGCGACAGTTTCTGATGTGCGGAAAATAAGATCACTAAAGCCCTTAGTAGCAGAGCCGGGCATCTTCATCGCCGCGCTGGCACCAGTCAAGTTCCAAGCGGTCTTTACATGCTGTAGCAAGCCACGGGGTTCAATGATGAGCTTCTCTACTCTACCAATGAAAGCAGCAGCAGCAATCTGAGCCGCTGTAGCTGTGGTGTAGTTGCTCATTGTGTCGATAGTCACATACTGGCCTGGACGAACTGGACCATCATAGTGTGGGTAACGAGCAAGAGTAGCTACGCCTGTATCAGTGTAGAAGTCATAAGAGAAGATAACTGTAGTAGTACCAGATACTAGGGTAGCCCAAGTATCTTCATGTAGGAAG